ATGATGTGAGATGGCCCTTAGATGAGGGATCAGAATAATCCCCGCTAAGAGTTTTTCTCAACGCCGGCAAGCCATCCAACCCATTATTGGGGAAGATAGGCCGAATGACATCGACCCGAATCACCTTATTCTGGTGATCAGGGTCAATTCGGTCCCATGGAACTTCCTTTTGGAAAGTCCACGGAGCGATAGCCGCTGTCCCCCTGGGGACGGTCTTACGACCAAAACCAAGGGACTGGAGCTGCTTCAGAAGATAATCCGAAGTCCTCCAGTAACCATTCTCATAGAGAAGGTTGCACAGTTCCATAGTAGAAACTATGGAAGCAACATCACCTCGCCTGTTAGGCAGCATTCTCTTCAAGCGAACAGGGGTTACCCACTCGCCTGCAAAGAAGTCTCCACCGCATGACTCTCTGAAACTTCCGTTCCAGAAAGATTTGCTGGAGTTAACTCGCAGTCCATAGGACTCAAGTTCTGCAATAACAGGTTGCACCATATCCACGGGGATAATTATATCGTCCCCATAGACGCGGACGGAGCCACGGAGGGCCATAAGTTCTCCGCGGCGATAGAACCCGCTTGCGCCTGCCATCCCAGAAAGGATAATTGCCAGGAAGACAATCTCCTCAATAGGAAAGCAAAGTGCCGACCCCATAGACGCAAACTTCTTCAATGGAAGCACTGCTCCATTTGGAAGTTGTGCATGAGTCGAACGAGCTGCCATAACGGCACCTCTAAGACTCGGCCAAGGAGATAATATCTCCTCAACCAGCACATTGAGGACTCGGTCGCTAGCCTCTGATAAATCAAGGGTAGCGAACTCTCCCGTGATACTACCCAACTGGGCAGCATCGCGGTTTTCATCTTGCGATGAAAAACCAACGAAGTGACCCGCAAGCGGGTCAGCTTCTAAAAGGGAGACAAGAGGTTGCATAAGAGCCTGCTGCATGTATTGCATACAGGTGGGCTCTTGGGCAATTACTCTTGGTGTCTTCTGCGTTTTAGGAACAAGAGTCACCTTTACAGGTAGCTCCTGCTCCGGGGCCAGAAGCGTCATTGGCCAGGAATTTATGCTCCTCCAGTTTGGAAGAACATACTCCCCGTAAGGGAAGTATTCCTCTAGTCTGGCAGTCCATTCGGACTGGTCAAACTTCTGGTTACCGATCTTTCGATCGGCTGTAGAACCAGGGCCATGGGTCGGGTTGAGTTCAAAACCATCGATAAGATGGTTCATCTTATCAAACACGTCTCCGAATAGGATATGTGCTTGACGAGACACAGATTGGACCTTTGTGGGGTCTAGCTGTGACTCAACCTTAGCCAGGTCGGCTTCACACGCAAGGTAATCCTTGATAGCCCTCTCCTTACGGCGAGGGGTACATTCAATCTCTATCTTCTTAAAGAAGAGACAGAGTTGACGCACACTGCGAATAGCAGGTATCGAAGGATTATCCTTTAAAGTTCCATCATCCTTGAACACTAACCGAAGGAAACCTTGCAGAAATGCAGGGAGCCCTCCCTTTTTCTTAAAGGACAGAAAAAGGTCGGAGGTTACACTACCGAGCTCGAGACTTCTTTCGAAGTCGCTCGCAAAGGTAGGTAGGGAAATAGTCAGAAAGGCTATTCCCTCGTGTTCAACTCGAGAGAGTACCGTGAGGTAATCTCTCTCGATGCTGATGCCACACTCGCTTCCACATTCGGAAGCTAAAACCTGCCAGAGTCTCGTCAGGCTTTTCATCGTCACCTTTCAGGTACGATAGGCTGGCGAGTCCTCT